ATTAATACCTAAACCCAAGGGTACCCCCCCTCAAAAGGGGGACCTATGGCGGGTAGTGGAGGGTAGTGGGTGGTGACGGCGGTGTAGTGGGAGGTTTTACCGTCATATCACCATAAACCGTTGAGCCGCCGCCCCGTTTTCTTCGGGAAAGTGAGCTGTTTTTGCCCCCAAAATCCCCGAATCCCCAATAACCTCAACCACTTACGGCGCAAAACCCCGTTTTTCCTATTCCTGCCCCGTTTTCGCCCTCCCCCGCTCCCCGAGCCCAACCCACCGGCCTGGTTCTTGCATACAACACAGCCCGTTTCCGCCCCCTGTTCCCGCCCTGTTTGCGCCCAAAACCCCGCCTTCCCACCCCCTCGACCCAGAACCGTGCTGCCCCTCACTACCCCCTACACTGCATCCTAACCCACCCCCCTACTAATACATAGGCCCGGATTCAAATGCTCTCCTGGCCCGTTCAGAGCCATCTAGCTTCCCACGCCTCAGGGCTCCAAGCCTGATATCCACCACCACGCCCCCCCACCAGGCCACCCAACCCCACCGCACCAGACCCCCACTCACACTCCCGCCTTCCAATCCCGCCCCCAGCCTAGGCCCAACACCCCATCATTTTCTTAATGACCCAATTACTCATGACCCCATAAACCGACCCCGGGGCCAAAAAATCGCGCTCCGCCACCCCAGACCCCCAACCTATTCATAGATTTTTCAGGATTTCTAGGAAACAACGACGTGTCACGACGTCCGATGGGATCGGGGGGACGGGCGCAGGGCGCGGGGCACAAAAAAACCCCCAGGGCTGGGGGGCCGAGGGGGCGACGGGGTGGGACGGAGTTGGGGACTACTCGGAGGCGGGGGCGACCTGGCACTGCTCCATGCGGAGGCGGAGTTCGATGGCCTGGAGGCCCGGGGTGGCTGCTCGAATCATCTTCAGGGCGGACTTGCCGTTGGTCTTGCGGTATGCGGCCCACGCTTCGGCTTCCACGGTCCAGAGGGCTCCGCTCAGTTCGGCCAGGGCCAGTACAATCACCGGGTACTTCACCTCAGCCTTCTGGCGCAACCCCAGCGTTCCCGCCTTAACCATTTCGTCCAACCGCGTTTGGGCCCCTTCCTGAGTCATGTCCTTCAATCCGGGCATCGAAACCCGCACACCCCGGGCAATCAACCCATTGAGATGTTCGTTTTTGAGCAGGTCGATGTCCAGGTCCAGGGTCAAACCAAATTTGGGGAAGGTGATTTGTAGAATTTCGCTCATGTGGGTGTTTCCTGTAGTAGAGTGTTGTGTTTGATTAACGATGTGTAGTAGTATACTACCCATACCCCCCAACTACAAGGTAAACCCCACATGAATAACATTTTACAAAGGCGAAAAAAGACACAGGCCGCCGATTCTACCGCAGACGCCTACCCCTCTCCCGGACCCGGTTCCGGTAATCCCAACATTCGCGCCGATGTAACCAACCCCGCTCCGATCTGCGATCCCGAAACCCTACCTGACCTCCCCACACTCACTGCCGAGCAAATCCAGGATCTGGACCTTGACAATATCGAAGACGGGCGCACCAAACTCCGCCACATCGATCTCACGGTAATGGACCACATGCTGGTCAACCCGAGCATTAAACAGAAAACGCTGGCCGCAATGCTGCACATCAATGTGGCGACGATCCGTAACATCACCCAAAACGATATGTTCCAAACCGTCCTCAACGACACTCGAAAGGCCCAGCACGCCGAGGACATCGCCGCCGTGCGGGAAATCGGAGTCGAACTCGCCATAAAATCCGCACAGGTCCTCTCCACCCGCATGACCGAGGCCCCAGACGAAATCCCCACCAAAGTCGTTCTCGAAGCCTATAACCTCGCCGCCCAACGCTCCGGCACCGACATCAAATCCCCAGCACCCAAGACCGAAGCCACGGCCCAGGGCAACGTCATCAACTTCCAGATCGTCTCTGGGGTGCCCCAGCGGGATTCCTGACCATGTTCCCGGGCCGTCAGGCCCTCAAACCACCCCACAACCCCTGCCCGGAGACACCCTTTGCCACACCACACCCCCAGCCACACCCTGATCAACGTCCATGGCATCCGCTCCAACGGCGACAGCGACATCGACCTCCTAGGCACTGCCCTCGCCGCTCACCCGAGCATCCAAGCATCGCCCTTCACCTATGAGCGCGTGGGAATCCACGGAGCCCGAAACTGCCAACTCCTCCGGGACGCGGGAGCCCAACTTCGGCATTTCGCTAGAGCCCCCCGGAACGTGCCCCGCTCCTCCGTCATCTGCCACTCCAACGGCTTCAACGTCGTCCTAGAAGCCATCCGCCAGGGTGTCAACTTCGACCGCATTTTCGCCTTCGCCCCGGCCACCGAGCCCGACATCCTACTCTACGATAACTGCCACTCCACAGGCGGCTTCAACCACCTCCATATCATCCACAACCCTGGTGACATCGCCCTCATGCTCGGAGCCCTCTTATTCCGCCACCCCTTCGGCTCCCTGGGCCGCATAGGCTACACCGGACCCTGTCCCAACATCGCCAACCACAACCTCCACATAACCCGCCAGGGCGACTGGCTGGGGCACTCTTCCTTCTTCTATGGCCAGAACCTCGAAAAGTGTCACGATCTGGTCCTCTCCCACCTCCTAGGCCCTACCCCGGTATGATTTCGCTGGCTTCTCCCCACCCAATGGGCTACACTCGGGGCACCACACCCGCCAACCCCCAGCACGGATACCCTCCCATGGCCTGGACTCCCAACACCAGTATGGCTTTCTCCGGCACCGCCACCAACTCCGTCCACTCCCTAGCCTCCGGCACCATCTCTTCCAAAATGGTCGTCGCTAACATTTGCAACATCGACTGCTTTATTGCCTTTGGTGGATCCGATGTCGTTGCCGATCCTGCCACCAGCATTCGGCTCAGTGCGGGAACATCCGTCACCTTCAATCGCGGTTCCCTCAACGCCACTCATATAGCGGTCATCACCAGAGTCAATGCAGTTTCCCTCCGCATCGACTTCGGCAGCGGCACCTATCAAGCCTCCGCCCCAGAGACGATGCGCCCTGAAGACGGGGCAACTGTGGACGCTTTTGGGCGTTTCCGAGTCAGCACCCCCGCTACCGTTTTTGAATCCAAGAATGTCCACGGAGCAGACGGGGGGGCCATGGATACCGAGCTCACCGGTTCAGGGACCGCCGTCTTCAAACCCGACGAAAGCGCGGTGGATCTCACAGTCACCACGGCCAGTGGGGATATCGTCCTCCGCCGAAGCGACGAATGGGTGCCCTACCGCCCTGGCAAAAGCCAGCACATTATCCAAACCGCCGTGTTCGCCGCCGGACAAGCCAACAACACCCAACAAGTCGGATACTTCGACGACGAAAATGGTGTCTTTTTCCAAATGAAGGACACCGTCTTCCAAATCGTTCTGCGTTCCGGGGTCACAGGCAGCGTGGTAGACACCGAGATCGCTCAAGCCGACTGGAATATCGACCCTATGGACGGTTCCGGCGTCAGCGGTATTATCCTGGATCACACCAAACTCAACATCTACACCATCGACCTCCAATGGCTCGGCGCAGGTAGCATCCGCTACGGGATCCAAATTGGGCGGGTCACTCACATTTTTCACGAAATAAGTAACGCCAATAAAAACACCACAACCTACATGGGTCGGGGCTCTCTCCCTGTAACCTTCCGCATTGAAAACACCGACACAGTGGCCTCCGGCGCGATTCTCAAAGAGGTCTGCGCCACCGTACAATCCGAGGGCGGTACCTCCGAGTTCGGTGTCGAATTCTCAGGCGGTAATGGAGTCACCACCATAGGCAGCCTCACCGCTCGGCGTCCCCTCTGCGCCATCCGGCCAAAAACCACTCTCAACGGCGTCACCAATCGCCGCAAGATCCAACTTCGGGAACTCGATCTCTACGCCGCCACCCAGGACTGTTTCTTTGAAGTCGTGCACGCCCATAACCCCACCACAGTCACCGGGGACTTCATCAGCGTCAATGCCGAAAGCGCGGTCGAGATCTCCGTCAACGTCAGTGAAGTCTCCGGCGGGGTATCGCACACCATAAAATCCCGTAAACTCTCCGCAACCAACCAGTCCGCAGGTACCGTCGGCATGTCTACCGAGGACTTAGTAGGACGCCATAACTTTATCCATCTGGAAAACAACGGGACCGATCAGGAGTATTTTGTAGTCTTCGCTACCCCTTTTGCGGGCACCAACGGCATCGCAAGTGCCGATATCGCCTGGATCGAGATCGAATGATGCGTGTTCTTGTCGCTTGCGAGGAAAGTCAAACTGTCACGAAGGCCTTCAGGGCACTGGGCCACGAAGCCTGGTCCTGTGACATCCAGGAACAGTCGGGAGGTCACCCCGAATGGCACATCCTTGGGGATGCCATGGAAGCTCTACACTGCCAAAAATGGGATATGCTACTGGCTTTCCCTCCCTGCACCCATCTGAGCAGCTCCGGGGCCCGCTGGTGGGCTGAGAAGAGGGCCGATGGAAGGCAGCAAGAAGCCTTTGAGTTCTTTATGGACTTGGCCCATACGGATGTGGCGCGGGTTTGCCTTGAAAATCCCGTGGGTATCGTATCCACCTTGTGGCGTGCGTCAGACCAGATCATCCACCCCTACCAATTCGGACATGAAGCTCAGAAAAGAACATGCCTTTGGTTAAAAGGACTCCCCAGGCTGGTGCCAACGAATGTGGTTGGAAGAGGTAAAATGTATACCCGGAAGGACGGCAATCAGACTGCCGCCTGGTCCGCCCTACTTCCTGCCACGAAAGACCGGGGCAAACTGCGCTCCAAGACCTTCCCTGGCATCGCCGCAGCCATGGCAGCCCAATGGGGTGGTCCCCTATGACCGCTCTCCAAACCTTCACCATCACCTACAACCCGCGCCCCATCCAGGCGGAACTCCACGTCCAACTTCGCCGTTTCAACGTCCTTGTCCTCCATCGCCGGTTCGGCAAAACCGTGATGTGCATCATGGAGCTCATCGACAAAGCCATCAACCACAAACGCCCTGGCCCCGCCCTTCGTTACGCCTATGTCGCGCCCACCTTCAAACAAGCCAAACTAATCGCCTGGGATTACCTCCAAGAGTTCACCCGGGCAATCCCCGGCATCAAGTTCAACCAAACCGAACTCCGCGTCGATTTCCCATGGGGTGCCCGGATCACCCTGTTCGGAGCTGACAACCCCGACGCTATCCGGGGCATCTTCCTAGACGGTGCCGTGCTGGACGAATTCGCCCAAATGAGCGACGAAATATGGTCCAAGGTCATCCGCCCCCTACTCACCGACTACAACGGCTGGGCCATCTTCATCGGCACTCCCCAGGGGGAGGACCACTTCAAAGCAAAATACGACTTCGCCCTGGACCCGGCCAACGCGGATTGGTTCGCCGCGAAACACAAAGCCAGCGAAACGGGCCTCATCCCAGAAGACGAACTCCTGGGAGCAACCCTCGACATGGGCGAAGACGCCGCTGATCAAGAATTCGAGTGCAACTTCTACGCCGCTCTCAAAGGAGCCTACTACGGACGCCAGTTCAAGAAACTCGACGCTGCCGGGCGCGTTGGCGATGTCTCCTACGATCCCGCGCTCCTTGTCCACACTTCCTGGGATCTCGGCATTTCCGATTACACCACAATCTGGTTCGTCCAGGTCTCCGGTACCGAAGTCCGCATCATCGATTACTACGAAAACAACGGCGAGGGCCTGGACCACTACGCTCGGGTCCTCAAGGAAAAACCCTATGTCTACGCCGACCACCTATTCCCCCACGATGTAAAAGTACGCGAACTCAGTACCGGTATCTCCCGAGCCGAAACCCTCAACAACCTCGGCATCTACCCCACCATACTCCCGAAAATCGGAGTCGAGGATGGAATCCAAATGGCCCGCCGCCTCCTCGCCAAATGCTGGTTCAACGAGGCCACCACCCGTGCCGGGGTCTCATCCCTCCGCCAATACCGAATCGAATACGACGCCAAACTCGGCACCGCCCGCAAAACCCCCCGACACGACCGACACAGCCACGCCGCCGACTCCTTCCGCTACCTGGCCATGGGCCTCAGACTGGAGAACAACGTCAATGTCCCCACCACTGCCGACCGATCCTACAACCCCCTCGCTCCCTTCGGCGTCTCCCCAACCAGCGTCAACTCCCTCCAAGACGCCTGGGGCCGACCAATACCAGATCCGAACAGCGACCCCAGCGGATTACCCTACATTTTCACTCCTGGGCCAGCGGCTACACGCGGAAAGTCTGCGTTCTGACACATGGAGCGATGAACGGGCCGAAGCCAGTTATGACAAAATTATGGACTACCCTGGTATTTATAGAGGCTGGGTTGTCGAACTCCATGGCTGGCCTGTAGGGATGCTGCTTTCTTTCATCCTGCCCGCCCTGTATAGTGATTTTTCAACTGCCCACAGTATCTTTTTTTACGTCGAACCCCAGCACAGAACCGGGTTCGCCTCCCAAAAGCTCCTCCACGCCTTTCAGGACTGGGCGCAAACCGAAAAAGCCGATATCATGACCTTGAGTAGCCACGGCCATCCCCAGTGGGAAGCCTTTGGTCGTTGGGCGCGAAGCCAAGGTTTCTCCGAAACCGGAGCCATTCTCGAAAAGGACCCCAAACGATGAGCGGATTCCTAGGATCCCCTGAAACACCCGAACTCGAACTCCCCACCCTGGAACTCGACCCCGACCAAACAGCAGCCTCCCGGGACCGTGCCCGGGCACTCACGAAAAAGGGCCGTGCCTCCACCATTTCCACCCCGCTTCGCGGCCTCCTTTCCAGCGGAAGTACCCGCTCAGGTGGCACCAAACGCACCGTGCTCGGAGGCTAACCCATGTCACAGGAACAGGCCCAAGAACTCGTCACCCAGTACAACAACCTCAAGGCTTCCCGCTCTACTTGGGATTCCACATTCAACGACCTCAACAACTACTTCCTCCCCAGAGTCGTAACTCCCAACACCACCCATTCAGCCGGGCAAACCCTAAACGACCAACTTCTCAACTCCGTGGGCGTCCAGGCCAATGTCGATCTTGCCGCCACGCTCTATTCCACCATGACCCCAGTAGGCTCCCGTTGGTTCATGATGCAAGCCGGACACCCCGACGACCGCGAACGCCCAGTAATCCGCGAGTACTTTGAAGAGGCTTCCCGGGTAATGCTCCGCGAAATCCACGACTTCAAATCCCACTTCGCCTCCGCATCCGACGAACTCTACAACCAACTCCCCGCAATGGGCACCGCTGGGATATTCGTCACAGAGCACCCCTCCGACAAAGGGCTCCATTTCGAGACCTACGGCGTTACCGAGCTCACCATCTCCGAAGGCCCCCATCGCCAAATCGACACCACTTTCCGCCGCTTCCTCATGAGTGCCCGCCAGATCCTCATGCGGTGGCCCGAGACCGCCAGCAAAGAAGTCCGCGAACTCGCCCAGGGCGACACCGCTGACACCGTAGATCTGGTCGTTCTCCATGTCATCCGGCCCCGGACCCACCCAAAAATGGGAGACGACAGCAGCAAGGGCAAACCCATCGAGTCCACCTACCTCGAAATGGTCGGTCCCAGTATCCTCCACGAATCCGGCTACGACGAAATGCCCATCGCCGTTCCCCGCTACTCCACCCAACCAGGGGAAATCTATGGCCGTGGCCCAGGCATCCGCGTCCTCCCCGAAGTCAAGATGCTGCAAAAAATGGAGTCCACCATTCTCCGGGCTAGTGAAAAAGTCGTAGACCCCCCACTCCAATACCCGAGCCCCCGTGGCATGAACGCCATGGCCCTCAACATCAACCCCGGTGGCCTCAACCCCTACGACCCAACCTTCGGCGGCATCATCCAGCCCCTCCAAACCGGTGGCAACATCCCCCTCGGCCTGGACATGGTCAAGCTCCGCGAACAGGTGGTCGAAACCGCTTTCCATGTGGATCGGTTCCTCTCCATCCCACCCCAGGGCACCCCGATCACCGCCGAAGAGGTCATCACCCGTCAAGAAGAACGCTTCCGCTCTCTCGGCCCCATTGCCGGACGCCTCCAGGAAGAACTCCTGCTCCCGGTACTAACCCGGGTCTTCGGCATCCTGCGCCGCCAGGGGCTCATCCCCCCTCTCCCAGCGGGCCTGAAGCGCGGCCTGGAATTCAAGTTCATCAGCCCCATTGCCCAGAGCCAGGACTTCGCCGATATCTTCGCGTTGCAGCGCACCATCCAGATCCTCCTCCCACTGGCCCAGGCGGATCCCAGCTACCTCCTGGCCCTCAAGCCCGCAGAAGTCGCCAGTGGCGTCGGCACCCGGCTCGGTGTCCCCACCAAATGGATGCGCGAAACCGAGGAAATCGAGGCCATGGTCAAGCAAGCCCAAGACGCAGCCAAGGCCCAGCAACTCGCAGAGACCGCCCAAGTCGGAACCCAGGCCGTTTCCAACCTCCAACAGTAATAGGGAACCCATTACGATGACCCACGAAGAGATGACCTCCAAATTCCAGGGACTATTCAGCAGCCCTATCGGGCAAGAAGTTCTCACCGAAATCGTCCAGATGTCCGGGCTCATGTTTGCCTCCCCTGACATCGGGGAAAAGCTCGCCCTCATGGAAGGTCGCCGCCTTCTCGGGCAGGCCATTCTCCAACGTTCCGGCCTCACCTACAAACTCACCACCGACAAAACCCAGGAGCCGTCCAATGACTAATATCCCCGGTGAAGTCACCACCCCTGCCGAAACCCCGGCCACCGAGTCCGCCCCCTCCCTGGGCTCCGGCGTAGCCCCCCAACCAACCCCCAGTGACATCGTCAACGACACCACGGGCCAAGCCGACTGGAAATCCCTCCTCTCCGAGGACCTACGTAACGACCCATCCATCAAGGATTTCAAAGGCGTTGACGAGCTGGCCAAAGCCCAGATCAATCTCAAGCGCATGATGGGCAGTGAGAAAGTCCCCATCCCCAAAGAGGGCGAATCCTGGGACGATTTCTACCGAGCCGCTGGACGCCCCGAAGACGCCGCCGGATATGAACTCACCGTCCCTGACGAAATGTCCGCTGCCCAGACCGCAACCGTCGAATCCTTCAAAGCCGCTGCCCACACCCTGGGCCTCCAGCCCCAGCAAGCCGAAGGGCTCAACAAGTGGTTCGCCGAGTTCAACGCCAAAGCCGCCCAGGAACAAAACGACCTCAATCTCATCGCCGAGGACGAAACTCGCACCCTGCTTCAGCAAAAATGGGGGGTCAAAGCCGACCGCGAACTCAACACCGCAAACCGGGCAGTCAAGGCTCTCGGCGGCGACGGACTCCTACAGAAGTTCAGCAACGCGGGTTTGTCCAACGACATGGACGTGATCATGCTCTTCAACAAAGTCGGGAAGATGATGCAGGAGGACAACCAACTCGTCCAAGGCCCTGCTTCAATGGTCCAGACCCGTGAGCAGGTACAGACCGAATTGGATGCGGTACTGAATGACCCGGCATACCATGCTGGCGATCCCCGACTGGTTGAGAAGCAGTTGGAAATCCGTTCCCGGTTGAATAATTTGTAAACCTCTTGACTTGTACGGTACCCAAGCGTACATTTGGTAATAGTTGGGGACTGGTATCGCCTACTTGGCCGTTAAGGGCTGAAGACACGGTACCAGCCCCCCAGCACTCGGATTAGGCCCTCACGGCCCCCGGCACTGTTACAAGAATCTTTGTCACAAGCTGCCGGGCCTCCCAGAGACTCCCCGGAAAAGTGACCAGTCACCCACTTTCACCTCAAGGAGTCTTCCCCATGGGAGCTTTCGAAGAAAAAGTCTATATCGACACTTACAATGCCACCCTCAATCGCCTGTACCAGCAGAAGGTCAGCAAACTCATTGGGCTCGTCCGTAAAGAATCCAAGGGCGGCACCCTGACCTACCACGACCAAATCGCAGGAACTTCCGGTCGTCGGCGCACCACCTACAACGCACCCACTCCCAGCATCCCCATCGACTTCGCCCGCCGGGTTATCAGCAATGAAACCTGGGACACCGCCGATTTTGTGGATCCCACCCAGGTTGTCCAGGTCTTGCAAGATCCCACTTCCGCCAAAGCCGAAGCGATGGCCATGGCCGCTGCCCGGAAAACTGACCAGATCCTGTACGACGCAATCCGGGGCGCAGCTCTGACCGAAACCGGTGGTGTGACTTCGGTGCCTCTGCCCTCTACTCAGAAGATCGCCGTTGGCGGCACCCCCTCTGGCCTCACCCTGGACAAACTCTCCGAAGCCAAGTTCATCATGGACGATGCCGACGTTCCCATGGAAAATCGGGTTCTGATGTGCGGTGCCGAGCAAATCGCCGACCTGAACACGGACACCACGATCACCAGTGCCGACTACAACACGGATAAGACGATCTCTGAGGGTGATGGTAACGTCAGGCGGCTCATGGGCTTCCAGATCATCACTGTCAATGGTGTGCGGGACGGCGACTCTCTGTTGTCAGGAGCCCGTGCAGGGAACCGCATCCTCTACGATACCGGTGTCATCGCCTTCTGTGTCGCCTTCGATGCCTCCAACATCATCCTCAATCGCCAAATGGGGCTTTCCACCAGCGTCGATGCCCGGGCTGACCTGAGCAACGTCAAGCAGATCCTCTCCACCATGATGCTCGGGGCCACCCGGATGCAGGAAAAGGGTGTCGTTGAAATCGCTTGCAAAACTGCTGCACTTTAAGGAGTAACATATAATGGCCGTTGTTAACGAAACTTCCCCCGAGTACGATGCCCAGATTGCCATCGCAATGCCGTCGCAATCCGTCCAGGTCAACCAGGGCGGCATCCGAATCATGTCTTTCACCCACACCCAGGTCACAGATGCGGACGCTACCTCCACCGTCCATCTCATCCGCCTACCCCCTGGGCTGGTCACCGTGTTGTTTGGGGATAGTCTCCTGGAGACCTCTGCGTTTGCCGCAAGCTCCACCATGCATCTCGGGTGGGGTGCCCACACGAACATGGACGGGACCGCTGTGGCTGCGGACCCGGACGGTCTGCTTGCTTCCCTGGATGTGACTGGCGTCTTGTTGACCACCAACACCGGAGCCGCCCTGACCGCTGGGACGGGTTTCCAGAAGACCTTCGATTCCACAGGTGGTGTTGATCTCTTTATCACTGCCAACGTGTCCTCTCCAGCCCTCGAAACTGGGGACTACATCAGCGGACACTTCAAGCTGGTGACCACTTAACCTCAAACCAGTACGGGGGGCTTCGGCCCCCTTTCCCCACACACCCTCTAACCATGGTGGCTTCGGATGGCGTTTACATGGGTACAACGGGAAGACCCCTCCGACGGTATACGCAAATACTACCCAGTCGAAATCCAAGCAGCACCCACCCCGTCCGCTGGGGGTTCGGAGGAATCAACCTTGGACATGCTCACCCTCGAAAACTTCCGCAGAAGCTATCCCTTCAACCCCGCAGCGACCTTAGCCCCCGAACAGCCCCAGATTGATGGGGTTATTGACGGTTTTACCTCTGACGAATTCATTGATACTGGGACTTCCACCGCGTATATCGATACTGACGGGCATGTTGCAGTGAATGCGGAGGTGCTCTTTGAGCAAGATGTCGGGGCTAATCCGATGTCCACCAATCAGTTGAATTCCGGTACTGAGAACGCGGGACAAGCTGTTACTTTTGCTGGTGAGCGTAAACTAAGAAGCGTCATGTTTTACATCAATAGGGTAGGTACGGGGATCACCACTTTGCCGCCCCCCCCTGTGATTTGTAACGTGTACGATTCCGCCAACACCGTAGGGACCGATGCCATACCCACCGGTATCGTACGATTTGATGCCGTGCCTTATACATGGCGGCAACTATCGGGCGATGAGGCAGTCCCCACTGTATTCGCGTTCCCTGATGCCCCCGCACTCGCTGCCCAAGATTGGGCTTTTACCGTCGAAAGGTCCGACGCAAATTTAGGGGGTTTTGCGACAGCCAACACTGTTAACATGTTTTTCTCTACCACTAGCGTCCCCAGTATTGGTAATAAGTTTCACAACGGCTCAGGCTCCACCACTCATCGAATGTTCTTCAGAATCCTCGGCCTCGAATCCGGCAACAGTACCGACTTCTTCCTGGTCACCAAATCCTGCCCCGCTCTCACCGCCCGATCCGCACCCGACACCACCACCCTCACCGTAATCGCCAACCTCGACGGCGGCGCGATCAACGTCGATCTCATCGCCAACCTCTCCCGAGACGGCGGAACCACCCAAACAGCGGCTGTCCTGGTGGACCACGGCTTTTACGACGAAGCCCTGGGCTTACGCATCTACCACGCCGTTACCGACATCTCGGCCCAACCCTCCGACGTTGACATGCAAGTGTCCTTCGAGGGAAATGACACCGACCTCACAGTAATCGCAATGTACGCATTCAGATGGCCAGCCCCATAACTCAAGGAAGTGTAATGTCAGACCCAGACGATACTCGGGAACGCGTAGTGACACTGGAGGCCAACGTGGGCCACATCAAGGAGGGTATGGCCGACTTCAAGGTCTCCCAGCAGACTCTTGTAAAAGGCCAGGTGGGGATCATCAAGGAACTGGCCACTTTGGTCGGGTATGTTAAGATAATGACCTCTGGTATGATTCTGACTGCGGTTGCTGGAGCTCTTCTCAAATTCGGAGGCAGTTAAGATGGCTTCAAGTGATGTCCAAATCTGTAATCTCGCTCTCTCCGTCCTGGGCCATAACCAGATCTCCACCCTATCCGAGGGCACCGAAGCAAGCAAACTTTGCGCTCTCCATTACGAACCCGCCCGAGACGCCGCCCTCTCCGCCTTCCCCTGGAACTTCGCAGCGGCCCGGGCGACCCTGAGCCCACTCACATCCACTCCCAACCACGAGTTCTCTGCCGAGTTCCAGCTCCCCGTGGACTGCCTCCAAGTCCTACGCATCTTCAATTACACGGACATCTGGCGGGTCGAGGGCCGGAAGCTCCTGGCGCAAATCTCCGAGGTCCAGATCGCCTACACCGCGAAGGTCACGGAAGTCGGCAACTACCCCCCCATGTTTACTCAATACCTCCTCCACAGCCTTGCCGCCTTGATGGCCCCGCGTCTCACCGATAACCAAACCATGGCCCGGGCACACACCGAGTTGGAGCGGATCCGCGTCCAGGCCGCCATGAACCTCTCCATGAACGAAGGCGGAGCCCTCACCCAGCCCCGAACCCGCTGGGCCGATGCCCGAGTCGGGCTCTCCCAACCGCTGGTGACCCCATGACCATCGTCTACCCCATGCAGAACAACATGAACGCCGGGGAGGTCGATCCTAGGCTCTACTCCCGAATCGACATCGAGCGTCTCCGGGGAGCTTTGGCCCAGTGTTCCAACGCGATTCCCGAGGTCCAGGGCTCCGTCTCCAGGCGCGGGGGTACTCGGTTCATCGCCGAAACCAAAACCACCGCCGCTCGTTCCCGTCTGATCTCCTTCGAGTTCAGCATCACCCAGACCTACGTCCTGGAGCTGGGCGTCGGCTACATCCGCATTTACAAGAACCAGGCCCCGTTGCTCTCTAGTGGATCCCCAGTAGAAGTTACTGGCACCGTTCCCTATGCAGTGGGACAACTGGATGACGTCCAATACACCCAAAGTGCCGACACCCTATACCTGTTCCACCGAAACCACCCACCCCAGAAAGTTGTCCGCGAAGCCGATGAAGCCGTGTGGTCCATCGAGCCCCTGGATCTCATTGACGGCCCCTATATGGACCTCACCACGGACCCCTCGCCCGTGTATCAGCCCCCCGTGGTGCAATTCAACGGTGCTGACTCGTACAATACCCTAGGCGGGGTGACTGGCATGGCCGATGGGAAGCTGGGTTCGGTTTCTTTTTGGCTCAAAATGGGGCAGGACACCGGGGCCGCTGGTGTAGTTTATAATTTACGAGATGCCGCTGGAACGGCCAACTCCTTCTACGTCCGCCGGGAGACCACAGGAGCCATTGGTATCGTTGGGCTTAACGCCGCTGGGTCCCAAATTCTAGGGTTCGCCACTCCCACGGGAATCGCCCGAGCCGGTACCGGGTGGCTTCACATTCTCGCCTCCTGGGATCTGGCGGACACCGATAACCGACATCTGTATGTCAATGGGGAATCCGCCCTAACCGTCCTGGTCTACACCGATGACGATGTGGAATACTCTGGGGCAGACGGCAGTATCGGGGCCAGCACCACCGGGACTCTCTTTCTGGACGGGCATCTCGCGGATTTCTGGTTCGACCCCACCTACACCGATTTCTCTGTAGAAGCCAATCGCCTCAAATTCCTCACAGCCGACGTGGAGCCCGTAGACCTTGGTGCAGATGGTAGCCTCCCCACAGGAACCCAACCTGCGGTTTTCATGAATTTCGGCACCACCGAGTGGAACAGCTCTACGGCCCATAACAGCGGGAGTGCCAACGGTTTCGTCACGGCAGGTGGGGACAGCATCACAGACAGCCAGCTCCTGGCCGGGGACTCCAACACCATCATCACCCTCAGCAGCGTCACCGGAACTGGCATAACCATGGAGGCCACAGCCGACCTATTCAACGCGGATCATGTAGGTGCGCTTTGGATGCTCCGGGAAGCCAAGGACGTAGCAACCGCGCCCCAGTGGCAAAGCGGCATCGATGTGGCCCAGGGCGACCTCTACCAGAACGACGGGGAAGTCTACGAGGCCCTGAACTCAGACACCACCGGCACAAACTCCCCCAACCAACTGGAAGGGGTTTTCGATGACGGCCAAACTGGTGCTGATGGGGTGGACTGGCTCTGGATCCACGACGGTCACGGCTACGTGGTGATCACCGCCTTCATCTCCGCCACCCAGGTCACCGTGGATGTCAAGAAGCGTGTTCCGGCCAGTGTCCGAGACGGCGGAACCAAGTACTGGCGAGAGGGGGCCTTGTCCGAAGTCCGGGGCTACCCCTCCACTGGCACATTCTTTGAGCAACGTCTCTGGGTTGCCAGCACCACAGCACAGCCTCAGACCATCTGGGGCTCAACCACGGGGGATTTTCTCAACCATGAACCAGGTTCTCTGGCTGACAGTGCGCTCAATTACACCATCGACAGCGACCAAGTCAACGCGATCCAATGGCTTGCTGCTGGAAAGATCCTTGTCGCTGGTACTTCTGGTGGCCCTTATAACATCACCGCCTCAGACCTGGACCAGGGGATTACTCCCGCAAACATCCGCATCACGCCGTCAACGCGAAATGGGGCCGCGCTCGCCCGCCCACTTAACATCGACTCCCAAGTTGTATTCATCGAAAGGCTCGGGCGGAAAATCCGGGAGTTCGCCTTCGTCTTCGCTCAAGACACCTACCGAGCCCCCGACATTTCCATACTCGCTGGGCACCTTTTCGTTGGCGGGGTCAAAGAAGCGGCCTACTCCTTCACACCGGATCCCGTAATCTGGGTTGTACACAACGATGGGCGGCTCCTGGCCTGTGCCTACGACCGGGACCAAGAAGTAGTTGGGTGGGCTCCCCAGACCCTGGGCGGGACCGATACTGTGGTGGAAAGCGTCGCCGTAATCCCCGGAGCGACCCGGAGCGAGTTGTGGTTGATCGTCGCCCGTACAGTGGACGGTGCCACGGTTCGTTATGTGGAGCTTCTGGAGCCGGGTTTGGATGAAGCGGCTCTCCTGGCGGATGCGTTCTTCGTGGACAGTGGGGTGACGGTGACCGGGACCGACTTAGCAGTGGCTACTGGGTTGGACCATCTTGAGGGGGAGACAGTCGCGATCCTCGCTGACGGAGCGGTTCAGCCCGATCAGGTAGTCTCAGGCGGTCAGGTCACCCTCAGCCCAACAGCGGACAAGGCCCAGGTGGGGCTTCCGTACACCACCAATATCGAAACCCTTCCCCTGGATTTGCTGGTCGGAAGCGGCTCCACCGTCGGGCGGCAAAAACGGATCTCCAACGTGTACATCAAGGTCCTCAATACCGATGCTATGGAAGTCGGGACCGACGCCGCCGATCTGAACGTTGTCCCTTTTCGCGAGGTCGGGGATCCCATGGGAGAGTCCGTACCCCTGCGTAGCGTCACACCCAAGATCGCTATGTCGGGTGGGTGGGACACTGCGGTGCAGTCTTATCTACACAATGTTAACCTTATGAGCGGACTCGAACCCATTGCCATTGCCACTCTCATGAGCGGAGCCGCCGGTGTCGGAGCCTCGGTCCTCGGTGGCATCCAAACCCAAAAAACCGCTGAGGCAAACGCCAAACTCAAACTTCTGGAAGCGGCCCAGTCCCGCCGGGCTGCCCTCGTAGACGAAAACGCTTCTCGCCGAGAAACCGAAAGTCTCCTGGCCCAGCAAACAGCGGCCTTCGCTGCAGGCGGTGTGCAGCTCACAGGGACGCCCATCGAGGTAGGGGTGGCTCAGGCCACGGAAGGAGAGAAAGAGGCCCAGGGGATCCGTTTTGAGGGCGAGCTGGCCGCAACCGTGGCGGAGTTTGAGGCGGATCTGCTGGAAGCCCAGGGCGCATCGGCCAAGAAAGCCGGAATCGTTGGAGGGGCCCTTTCTTTGGCGGGGTCTGTAGCAACGGTCGGATTGGGTGGTGGGCTGTTCTCTTCTGGAGGGGCTGCTGGGGGTATCAGTGCCGGAGCCGCCGGACCCTCGGTCAAAGGGATTGTTGACCCATTTTCGCAACTTCTTAGCTAGGGAATACCATGGCATTAATCCCAACCCGCCAAGCCCGTACCCGGGGCTCCCGCGTAAACCTCCCAACAATCCCCAATGGACTACGCCACGAAGTATGAGGCCAAGCAGAAGAAACAAGCCGCTGAGGATCTGAGCACCCGCGTGACTCTGGCGTTGCCCAAGGCCATGGCCACCTTCACCGCTCTCCGGGAAGCCTGGACTGATGATTCCCTGGCCCCTGGGAATGCCGTCCAAACCATGGACATGACTATTGCCGCTTTGGGCAGGGCTGTGGGGGATCCCGAGGTGGCTGAACAGATGCTGCCAGAATTCACCAAATGGGCTACGACGGGGTTCAAAGCTGATCGGGCTGAGGATGTAACGACCCAGGAAAAGCTGTTGGTCACACAACGAAGGGCCAATGCAGCACGACAACGCCTCGACCAAAAAGGGCGTCTGCAAATTGTACTGCAGGACAAGGCGGCGGAACTCGATACGACTCTGAGGCAGCGCGTCACCGAGGGGGCTTCTCCAGGGGAAATGGCCCGAGAATTCGACAACGGTCTCCGGGAGTTCGCGATCAAGCAGGATGCCTCTGTGGAGGGTGGTGCAGAAGATCTCGAAAAGATGATCCAGAAATCAGTGGTCGGTTTCTCCGCAAGGGCACTCGCCGCTGGGCATGAAGCGAACATGGCAGCAGTTAAAAATCTCGGACAGGTGTCTTTGGATAGGCAAGCGAATAGGGTGCTTACAGCCCAGAAGCCGGGTGATCGGCTTTTCCAGATGCGGGTATACGACGATAAACTGGATGTCGAGGTCGGGCTTCACCACATGACGAAGAACCAGGCAGACAGGGCGAAGAGTACTCTGTCGATAGAGAGTTTCGAGCAGCAATTGGTGGGGGAGCCTACTCCGGCACAGATCATAGACGTTGAAACTCAGAAGAACATTGCTATTAAACATGAGCGTTTGAATCCCAGGGACTGGACCGCTGCTGAGAAAATGATTCAGGCTTCCAAAGAAGAAAGCGACTCCACTATCTTTGAAGCCCGCGCCCGAAGGGATCCCCAGGAAGCAGCTCAGGCCGTCACCAGTGGGAACTTTTCTCAGTTTAAGACACTATCGCGTACAGACGCAGAAGCCACAGTTTTAAAATGGGAGAATGTGCATCGAGACGCTTTCGAGCAAGCTGTCCGGGTTGCCTCAGTGGAGACCGCGATGGCTGGTCGTGGGAGCTATGATCCAGGAGCCCCTAAGATGAGCAAGGCGGCAGACCAGGTTTACACCGAGAGCAAGACCAAGATCCCCCGGGACGCGCCGGATGCCGAGATGCGGTTACGGATCCTCTTTCGGGAGATGGGTCAGAACCTGCCCCGGGTACCAAAGGCAGCAATATCCGACATCACCACCATGATGAACTCCCCCGATGTGACCCAGTTTAACGTGGGCCTACAACTGATGGGGGCTCTCGGATCCCGGGGCCAGCACGCTTTGAACGATCTCCCGGACAGTCTTCGGTATGCCCACTTCCTGGCCCAGTCCAGGCACCCGGCGACTGCGGTAAAAACCGCGTGGCAGGAGCGGCGAGCGGCGGGTAAGGTGCAGAAAACTGTAGAAGCTGGGCGTATCGCTTTCGCTTGGGATGAGGAGAGTTTTGGAACAGAAGGGGGTGTGTCCAGATTTACCGGCGATTTGGGTGACGTAGGCCCGGGGGTTGAAGCCGCCATCAAAAGATCCTTCAACGCCAACATGATCATGTTTGAGGGGGACGCCGACGCCGCCCGTCTGGCAACCCAACAGTTTACGGACACCCATTTCTCCACCTACCGGGTTCTCGGGGAAGACAAGGTGATCGGCATGGGGCCGGAGCACGCTTGGCCCGAGGTTACCCATGGAGGGGACCAGGCTTTCGTTCGGGCTCATTTAAACGCGGTGACGAAGCCCTTCCGGGACAAGCACGATTTAGGGGATGACGCTGTATGGCCCCAGGAAATCCAGGGCTCCCGGTCCGACCCGTCCAACCCACAGCCGGGTAAACCCATGTACCAGATTTGGTGGCAGAATGAGGATGTAAGTGGGATGATATTCGACAAGAAAGGGCGGCCCGCTAAATTCCAAATGCCAGTGGATGCCGAGGGTCGTTTGGAGGTCTGGCAGCAGCATGAGGGCACCCTACCAATCAGCGCAGTCACCGGGGAGGCAGTCCGATAATGGGTATGTTCACTTTAGAGGGCGACGTTGCCGAGCCGATCACCGAGTTCGGAGATGTGAAGCAGTTGGAACAGACGGCTTACTCCGCGTCTGACGAGATCTACGCATCCTTTCGACTCAACAGCTCCCTGGGCACACTGGATCTGGCCTTAGCAGGTCGGGAAAACTTCAGCCCTCAGCCGGGATTCAACCCCTTCAAGCTAATGGAAATCGATGGGCTACTCCCCCAGGCGGAGATCCTTTGGCAAGCGGAAAGCCCCGAGGAATACCACTTCCTGGCGAACCGGGTCCGGGAGGAAGAATGGGCAGCCACCGTGCAGGAGGGGACCAATGTCTGGAGTCGCCTGGGAGTGGATACGTTCTTCTTACTCACCGATCCGGTGATGCTTACCATGGAGTCCATCGTGGCTGCCAAATTAGCGGCCAAGGGCCTCGGGCGGGTGGCCCAGTTTGCAGGAGCTACTGGAGCCGGGGAAGCCACTGCCGCCATGGTCAGGCACCAGACGCAACTTGGACGGGAGTGGTCCGAGGATTTCGTCAATATCGCAGGGGCTACTGTGCTGGGTGGCATCATGGGAAAAGGGGTGAGCCTCCTGGAAGGACCCCGGCGGGAATTACTGGGAAAGAAAATGAAGGGGTACATGGCCGCAGGAACCACCGAAGATGTCCCTCTACCTGGGGATGAGTTGCTGATGGCCATCCCAGGGCAGTCGGTGGGTAGCGCGGGGCTCACCACTCTTAAGGATATCCCCAAGGGCGGAGCCAAATTGGCGCGACTCGGGCCTCTGGCCACGCGCTTACCGATCAGCCCGAACACCAGGTTGGCGGGGAATGTGAGCGATACCGTGAACTTGATGCAGGTCAACCTCACAGAGGATGCTTTGGTTCGGCGGGCCAATCTCTCCGGGATATCAGTAGTGGAAGAGGGCGGTTCCGTGGAGACCCGGGTCAAGCAAACCAGGGCGGACAGCTACCGTTACACCTCTGGGGTTGAGCAAGCTTACAAAGATTACAAAATCCGGGTGAACAAAGAGGGCACCGCAGCACCACTCCCCAAAGACGCGTTTTTCGATCTCGTTGGTCATGCCGCCCGGAACGACGATTCCTTTCCGGCTATACCCGAGATAGGGACCATCTCTAAGAAGAACCGACGCGAAATCATGGATCCGATGAAGAAGCGGCAACAGTCCGTGGGGCTCCTGCCCGAGGATCTGACTCTCAAGGGATCGGCCAAGTCCCACTACCCCCGAGTGTATGACCGAAATGTGACGATACCCCAGGCCCGAGCACTGCGAAAACTGGGAGAGGAATGGTATGAGAAAATCCTGCGGGGGCAGATGACCAAGGCTAAAGACGCAAAGAAACCTGATGAGGACGTGGTACGGAATCTAAGAGAGGCCCTACTTCCCGCTGCCGTGAAACGGGCCGTTGCCAGTATGGTGGACAGCATTAATCATGGCGGGTTCGCCGCTGAAGACGCGATTCGGGCCGGGATAAAAGGTACGTCAGGATTTTTCAAAGAACGTGGATTCCCCGTTCCAGACAACGTGCTGAGTTCGCACGGGTTCCTGGTCAACGATCCCCGACAGGTGGTCCCGGCTTATATCCGGGAGGTGATGCCGGACACTATCTTGAATGAGCATCCCCAGTTCAAGACCCACAAATTCTCTGAAGTAGCGACAAAAATTGTTGATGATTTTAATGAGCATGAGGCGACATACCGCCGAGATATTCAGAAGAATTCATTCAAGACCCTGACGGAAAAGCAGGTTACAGAGCAGTTTGAGAAGCAAAAAGCTGGGGCTCTGCAAGACATGGAGGCTCTTTGGCAACTGATTAGAGGCCGGTACATGCTCCCGGATAATCCGAATGACGGATGGTTCCGTACTGCCAAATTCATGGGGGATTTCAACTATGTAGAGATGATGGGCCAGGTGGTGGTGTCTTCCTACTCGGATGTAGCCATGCCCGCAATCCGGTTTGGGTTGGCGCGGTATGCCAAGGCTCTGGTGCAGATGGGATCAACTATCGGCCCCGCCCTGAAGAACGCCAAACAATTCCAAAAGTTCGTTCTGGCCGTAGAGACCAACCAAAACATGGCGATGCGGAATATGTTCGATCTCACTGAGGGGCTGGACGGGAGGCGTACTATCGTAGAGCGGGGGATGGAGAAACTTCGTAAGGCCCTGCCAGTGCTAAATATGCACGGCCCTTGGAATGACTTCTGGCGAGGGACCACTTCGCTGTTGGCAGCAGACGAGATTCTGGAGTTAGCCATCAAAGCCAAGCGGGGGACTCTGAAACACCCGAATCGGATCCGCCTGGCCACGGACTACCATCTAACCGACGATACCCTGATCAAAATCGCAGACCAATTTGAAGCACATGGGGAAACGATCAAGGGTTTCCGGTACGCCAATCCCGATGACTGGGACGATGGGCCGCTTGTAGGGATTATGTCCCGGGCTGTCGGAGCCGAGGTCGATGCCACGATTATCTCCGCTGGGAAAGGGGAGAAGCCCCTGGTATTGCAACGAGGGCTCGGGAAAATTTACGGGCAGTTTCAAACTCATGCATGGTCATCGACACAAAAACTCCTGCTCCGTGGGTTGCAGATGCGGGATGCCAAGGTTGCTGGTGGCGTGATGCTGGCCGTATGGGCGGGGATGGTCTCGCTGGAACACAAGGCGTTTTTGAGTGGCAAGCCGCCCCCAAAAGATCCACAAATTTACCTGGCCCAAGCTATCAACCAATCTGGGGTGGTAGGGATCCTTGGGACTTCCCGGGATATCGGATCTCTTGTGGAGAATCCCAACACCATCCCCCGATTCCTGCTTGGGGCGACCGGGGCCAATCTATCTCGAACTGGGGATGCGCTGGTCAATGCGGTTGATGGCGACATAACGAATGCTGATGTAGAGAAGTTGATCAAGTTGGAGCCGATACACAAAACCCAATGGTTGGCCAGAACCCTTTACAAAGCTTACTCAGAGGATAACCCATGACCGTTCCCACCGAGACTTACCGTGTTTCCTACCAAAGCAGCGGCACCGTTTTCGCTGTCCCGTTCCACTTCCTGGCCAATTCCGAAATCCTGGCCACCAACGAAACCGCTCAGGGCGTGGTGACAACCTGGGTCGAGGGCACGGATTATACCCTGACCGGGGCCGGCGACTGAGTATGCAGGTGCAGCGGATTCAGGAGCAAGTAGACCGGGCACCCACTCTGAATATCCAGTCTCTGGTCTCCGGTCTGTCCATCCAAGACCCAGCCGCCTCAAATTTTCTCAAATACGACGCCCTTGGCGGGGGTATCGTGAATGCCGGGACCGAACTGGACAGCAACAACACCGCTTTTACACAGAGCGGAACCGGAGCCGTCGAGCGCACAGTCAGTGCCAAGCTCTCAGAATGGGTCACCCCAGAGGACTTCGGCGCGGTGGGGGATGGGGTGGCCGATGACACGAACCCTCTCCGGGCAGCCATCGCAGCGGCGGCAGCAGGGAGTGTGAATGGCAAGATTCGCCTGGTTAATACCTACGCCATTTCCAGCCAGGTCACCATCGGGAGTCCGATCACCATCTCAGGGCGCGGGACGCTCAAGGTCATGGATGATCATGCCTTTGTTGGCGGGAAATTTATGCTGAAGTGTCACGCCGGATCCGCCGGGCTGACCTTGGAGCATTTCCAAATTGACTTCAACGGGAAGAGCGTCCCGGGGATTGAACTACTTGGGGACAATTCCACTGTCTCCCATGTCCATGGCTTTAATTACGTTGGGGTTGACTCCTACATGGGGGCCACGGACAGCTTCCTCCTGGTCTCGGCCAACGAATGTCGGATCACTGATATCTCGGCCAATGACATGACGCACCCGGATTGTGACGGGGGGCTGGTCAGTGGGGCTTGTGATGAGGCCAAGAGGTTCGCTCCCAGGGTGCTGACCATCACCGGGAATAACAACCAAGTGCATGGGGTGTCGGGCCAAAACGTTACCGTTGGGGTAATGGTAACGGCGTCCACCGGGCTGACGATTCAGAATATCAATCTGGTTGGCGTTCAGCACATGAATCTGCACATCATCAACAACAGCAAGCGGATTTCGGTGCTCGGGGGGCTTTGGCACGGGGGCGTGTTTAAGATGGGGGCTTTCCATGATAGTGATCGGATCACGTTATCGGGGCTGGTCATCATCAACCCGAAGCTGCGTTTCGAGATGAAGGATGCGACCGGGGTTGTGTTTACCAATTGCCAGGTTCTGTTGGACTCGGATTACAATGCCGCCTATCGCACCCCGATCCTGACCACGATTAGCGGGAACGTCCAGTCCGATGTGAGCTTTTACAATTGCACATTCCAGACCATCATGGATTTTATCGGGTTGTTTGACTTCCCAGTTGGGCTCATGGATGTTGAGATGGAGAGCTGCCACCACACACTGACCTGGGCCGAGGCCAGCCCGACAGCAAGTCAGTTTTACCGGTGGATCAATCACCCGAACCCTGGGGCTGGGAGTGTCTTGCAGCGGGGGATTTATAGGAACAACGTGTTTCAACTGGAAGAGACGGCGACCGGCAATCTCCTGGCTGGGACGGAGGAGTTCACTATTCGTTTACCAGCGGACCCGAAATCTGGAAGTATTTGGCAGAATAACAAGATGTTCTTGGGGGAGACGGTGACCAATACCCCAGGGATTTATGTCTACAATATTGGGCTTGGTCCGTTGCAGGTTGATGACCGGGCGAACCCCCTGAAGCACCTCACACCCCCGTCAGAGTCCACCCGCCAGGCCCTGATCAACGCTTCGGGAGTTGCGAAGAACCCCAATATCATGTTTGGGGATGGTCCTCCTTCGCTAAATGGGTGGCGGATTGGGGATATTGTTTACAACAGCCATGTGTCCGGGGCTCCGGGAGATGAGGTAGACGCGAACGGGAACATTTATGTGGTGCTGTGCTGGCTTTGTGTGGCCTCCGGGACGCCTGGGACTTGGCGGGCACTGCGGACTTATGTGAATGATATGGCGGACCCCGCAGCTACGTAAGCAAAATGGCAGAGGAAAAAGCCTACTATTAAGAAGATCATCAGAATGTTGAAACGGTTTCCATCGTACATTTAAACACCCTTCCCCCGCTTCGGCGGGGTTTCTTTTTGGGCTGCTATTTCTCTAAGGTATAAGTACAAAAAGAAATGTGATGTAGCTGCTAATATAGCGGTAGCCTCTTGCGTAAGTAGGAAGTTTAGCGCATATACGACGGTACATCCTAAAGAGAATTTCCAAAGCCTCATAGTCCCCTCATCGTTTTCTGAAATTTCAAATCATGCAGTTTATCCTGGGGTTTCGTCTCAGGTCCCAGTACAAACCGCAATCGGTGGCTGAGGACGAATTCTTTTTTAGGGTCCGATACAGTGTTTATTAAACCATTGGCCAGCATCTCGTCCAGCAAACTCCCTATTTGAGTGACATCTAAGTCAGTAATTTTTCTCAAAACAGTCACCAACCTGGACCGGAGAACTGAAGTTTTCCCCTCCTGGTTCGTATCGACATTGGCGATGTATTTGACCACGATTTCCTGGTTCTGGGTCGAGTTGTGTAGAACATCACCCAGTGCTGTGGGTAGGTCTTTTTCCACGGCTTTCAGTAGGTCAGACGCTTCAATCAGTGTTTCCTTGGTAATGACCATGCCCCGACCTCGGGCCAGGTTCAGGGTAATGGCCAGTTTATGTGCCATCTGCTGACGGCGATTCAAGGAGCCCGCAACCAGTTCCACCTCCCCCCGGACCTTACTTGCTAAAATCAATTGATCGTACCAGATGCGGCCCCAAGCCTTGGCGTCTTCAGTCAGGGTCATCTTCCCCACAAACTGCTCCCGGACCAGGGTCAGATCCTCCACCAATTTGGAGTGCATCGTGGCCCCGGCCTCAGAGCTCAAAAAATCCGATGGGTATGCCCGGTGCTTCTCCCGGCTGTGCATGTGGACCACGATAAATCGAGCGAAAAACCCTCCGTTCAGGATGGAAGGGCTCATGTTTCCCCGAAGCCATGGTGGAGTGGTGCCGGTGATCAGGCTCAGGCTTGGGGTGTGGACATTGGCGTTTCCACTTATCCGGTGTTTCTCCCAAGGCCCTTCTTCGGAATCCCAGAAATCGATATAGGTGTTGTATTTGCGTTCTTCGTCCTTGCCGAAAAGGGTGCCCATCTCGGACACACAGGCAGCCAGGGCGGAGTATTGGTATTCGTCGTTGTGCGGTAAGGGCAGCCTGGTCTTATTGCGGGCCAGGTTGGCCACCAGGGCCTCGTAGGTGGTGTCGCTGGCTCCCATGGGCACTCCCACGTCCCGGAGGATGCGCTTGCCCGGGCTGATGGAGGTGCTTTTGCTCACCCCGGAGGGTCCGAGGAGGAGGACGTAGAGGTTCGGGGTCCAGTGGAAAACCCCTTCGTCAATGAACACCCGGCGTTCCAGAGCAGCGGCGAAAGTGAACAGCCCCACCCAGCGGTGGATGTAGCGCGGGGCCTCCAGGGAATCGTTCATGTCGCAATAGGCTTCAAGCCAGTCCGGGAAATGGGGCTCGGTGTGGGTGGATTTCGCCTTGGGTTTCGGGCGTGGAGCTGCTTTTGGCTTCGGCGCAGTCTTTTTGGATTTAGGGACCGGGCTCCCCTGGGTGGGGGGGTCCAGCGGTTCCCCTTCTTGGCGCATTTTACTGCGTGGGGGGAGCTTCATGGTCACTTGTGGTCCCTCCAGATCCAGCGGACCTTGGTCTCAGTAAATCCGATTCGTTCTGCAATTACAGAAAAACTGATCCCGGCATCAGCCCATTCTAGAATTTTCTGGTAACGCTGGGCTTTTAGGAATGCCTTGGCTTGGGGGAAGTAGATGAGTTGCCCGGGGTGTCTCTCCAGCAGAACGCCCAGCACAACCGGGCCAGCCCCAAAGCGGAGAGCGCGGCTTGGGGTCGTTGGGTGGATGAGGTAGCGGAGGCCCCCAAGGCGATTGACGCAAGCTTGGGCCTCGTCGGGGGGGCAGTGGTGGATGAGGGTGGTCATGATGGGGGTCATGATCACGGCCCCTCTCTGTAAGGCACATCATCCAGATCGACATCGAGTCCCAGCACATCGGCGTCCTTCCCGCAATCGAACAGGCCCATCGAGAAATGAGCACCTTGGGAGTGTGCCTCCATGGCCTGTGCCCGGTTCAAGCGGCGGATACACTTCTCGCAGATATCGCTGTCCGTAACGGGATTAGCGCAAAAAGTTCGATCTAGATAGGACACTTGGGACTCCTCGACGAGGTTAAGGCAATCATTGAAAAGGGTCATGAGGTCGTTGTGGTCTACGCCCGGCATGAGCAGGATGGCTTCGTGGAATTCGGTATGGGCAGCGGTGCGTGCTGATTGAAGATCGCTCATATGACCTCTCCTTGTGGGTTGCTACAGCCCATTTGAGTTCCATCGGGATTCATCCGCCGTGTAGCACCAGCCCCGTCTCCGTAGCCGAATACCAGGTATTGGCACCCGTTGGCGTCGGAGAATACCCGCACACTACCTACGAAGGGTGCGACCGTTGGTGTGAATCTTGTCGAACTTCCTGCCTCACACCCACTAACCCCCATTATCACCAAAAACATAAGTACCCCAAATTCCCTCATTTACATTCTCCCCATTTCTTTCTTATCATCAAGCATCGTTTGTGCGAGTTGTTTCAGCATAACCCAGTGCCAAGGAGACAGCCCAGCAGGTAATTGGGCGCCCGTCGGGACCACTAGACTTAACCATGGAGGGGGCTTTTGGTTTCGGGCGCGCCCGTCAGCTACCATTTCGTAGTCCCGGTAACATATATTACTCAGAAACACATTACCATTAGGCGGCATCCCTGTAGAATAGTGCCCCTTAGCGCATGTGCCCCAGTCACCCCAGTAGATACCCGGAAACATAAGCTCTTGTGTGAAATGCTCACAGGATCGACAACACGGCACCCCTTCGTACCCTATTTGCATGGGGAACCCCTACGAAGTGCCTGGGTATTCTGCAACAGTGTTTGAGCAATCTGCTGTAGGGTTTCCCGTTGGTCCCTAGTCAGTCCAGGGGGTAGTAGATCGCTGAAAGACCCCTCGTTACTATTCCAGGGAGGACATCCGAATTCTCGGTCATCCCCAAATTTAGGCTCATAATCCCGATAGCACATGTTGTAAATAAACACACCCCCATCGGCGTCCCCATCCGAGGAGCGATGCCCCTTATCGCAACTGCCCAAGTCTGCCCAGATAATCCCATCACACATTAAGTCTCGTTTGAAACTTCTGCAAGTCACGCAACATGGCGTACCTTCAGCTCCAACATTCATTTACATTCTCCCCAATTATTCTCCGACGTTGCACATTCCGTCCCAATCACCAGCGGATCGGCGAACGGCACCACAATCTTCATGCACTCCGCAATAGCGGCCATGGCTTCGTCTCTCCGGGCGGTCGGGAATTGCCCCTTCAGCGAATCATGCACTTGGAGCTGGACTTCAAGCAAGCCCCGATGCTTTTCAAACATGTTGAGCCAGCCCTCGTTGGTGATCCGGGCCACGGTGCTTTGGGGCTCCCAGGCCAGAGCATCGTTGAGGGCCTTACCATCGACCCGGCCAAGGAACACAAAGCGCATCCCGAATGGAGAGCGGATCTGCCGGATTTCCTTGAGCAACTTGTTTGTGGTTTTGTGCCATTCCTTGATCTGCGGATACGCCTTGAAATACTTCTCCTGGAAGACTTTGGCCTCCTTGACGGTGATACCCAGGGCCTTAGCCAGGGTGGTGGGCTTGCCTCCATAGTTGATCAGATGGCCCCCCATTTTCACCAGTTTGTATGCTGGATGCTTCTTCCCCTGCTCCGCCATCTCCGGGAACCCGAAATGCGTGACGCCGTTGTGGATATGGACCGCGCCGCCAGCCCGGAAAAGGGCCTTCAGTTCATTGGGCGTGTCCAGGTCGGGAGCGACCGATAGCATGGGCAAGACACTGGCCGGGAGCCCCGATTCGGCGGGGGATACCCTGACCGGTTCATCGGCCCTCCAGGTTACGATCTGAATGTCGGCTCCGGCCAAGTCCACCTCGAACGCCGTCATACCCTCATCCGGCCCAAACACATGTTGTAAATTCCCGGGCCAGTTCTGGAGGTTTCGCCCCTTGTCGAAAGCCGTGCTGGAACAAGCGAGTCGTCCGGTTTTGGTCCCGGCTACGTTGTAGGAAGCCCGCATCCGCCCGTCGTAGTCCAGGTTCAGGGTCGCAAAGTTTGTCAAAGCCGTGCGGGTTTCCCGGGCATGGAGAATGAGGTCAACGAGCGGAGAAATCCAGGGGTATCGGCCCTTGAGTTTGACAATAGCGGCCTTGCCTGTGGACAGGCGTGTGGTGCCCGGGGCCTTGTAGAGTTCCAGGCCCATGTCCTTGATCAAGAAGACCTGGAGATCCCCGGTTGCGGCGGTGGAATTGGGGTTGAGCGGGTGGCCGCAAATGAATTCGATCCGGCGCAGGGCTTCCGCCAGGTCGGCCCGGAGTTTGGTATTCAGTTTTTTGAGAGCGACCTTGTCGAATTTAATGCCCCGGATGGTGGCCCAAAGCGAAGCCCTCCAGAGCCGCATGGAGAATTCGTAGTATTCGGCGACCCCGACCACGTCGAGCTGGGGCCGGAGTTCGGTCCAGATCTCATAGGTGTTGATGCAGTCCTTGAGACAGTATTTCCAGCGGGTCATATCGTCGCCGGAGATTTCCTCTTTCCAGTAGATGTGGTTCCGGCGGTAGATGGAGGATAGGAAGCCCAAGCCTTTCTTAGTGCCTGGGAGGAAGCAGTGTTGGGCGACCATGGTGTCCCCGGCATGGTTGATGAAAGGGGTGAGAAAGGCTCTACCAAGACCCACGTTTGTTACAGCTCCGATGCAATCGATATGCCCTGCTCTGGTTTCGATGTCGCAAGACACAATATGTCCGGTTTTATAGTCATTTACCTTAGCACCAATCCATACCATATTTTTGACATAGGTCTCGAATTCCACCAAATCAGCTTCAGTCAGTACCACATCTCCCTCATAGATACGGGGCTCCCTTGGCATTCGGCTCGGATCCCGCATCACCCGCACCGCCCGGTCCAAATCCGCTTGCAGAATCCACCGGGACTCCGGCTGTGTGGTCAACCGCTTCACCGGGAACGTGCCAATCACCGGGCAAGGCATCCCCTCTGGGTGTGAGACGGTACCGCGCCAGTTCTCAAGGGGGGTGTTCCCGGTGAGAGCCCAGTAAGCGGCACCGCCCATGCAGATGATGAAACTTGGGGCGAGGCGGGTGATCTCGGCGTTTAGGGTGGTGATGGCCTCGGCGGTGGTTTGGGTAGTATAGCGGTCGGAGAGCCAGGGGCAGGGGGGCTTGTAGTAGTCATTATTGTCTTGAATAAATTTTTCCGTGTAAAGCCCCTCCACCCCAAATGCAGCATCGCTGGTCGTTTTGTCTGCTTTGTTGGCTTTCCGCGCTACCGCCATAGTCGGAAACAGCGTCCGGTCTGCGTCCCATTTCCATTTATGCCCACCGATGGTTTCGGCGAATAGGGTGTGCTGGACGGACTCCCCCGGCATCAGGCCCGCCCGTTGGAGCAGGTCCGCTAGAATTTCTTGTTGATAATACTCTATGCCGCTTTTGAACTTGAGCGCGGTGGTGGAGACGTGGGCGTCGTGGATGATGAGAACTGGACCGGGGGTGTGTGGGGTGAGTTGGTGGGGGGCTATTTGGGGCATTAGACCTTACCTCCCCTGGTTCTACCAGTCTTTGTCTTAGCATTGGGTGACGGACAGTAAGCCCAGTTATATTCGTCCAGGCATTTCTCGCACTCATCCATATGGACTACCTCTCTACAGGTGAGATCCCAGTATACATCCGCTTTCTTCTGAGTAGTCTCGGACACCACTTCGTTGGGGTGGGGTTGGGTCATTTGGGCCTCGCTACAGGGTCCGTGGAAGGGCAGACTTCTTCCAAACCATTTACGTCAGAAGCTGCGGCACAATCAGCGCATTCTTCCATTATCAGAACATCCCCGCACAAGAGGGGGCTTTCCTCGGGGTCGTCTTCAGTGGGTTCAATAGGTACAGCCTTACGGGAAGGGCACAGGGGGTTGTTGGCGGGGCCGCAGTCCGTACACTCCCCATGCGGAGCGACATCAGAGCATCGGAGGGTGCGCTCCTCACGGGGCAGAAGGGGAGAGACCGCCGCCGGATCCCGGATCCCTTCCGACACCAGAAAACCCAAAAACGCCATGGCCTTCCGCAAATCCACGACAGTCGCTTCCTGGATCGTTTTCCCCGGAGCAGGTTTGTGTCCAGCACGACAAAGGTATTTCAGAACCTGGCCCAGGTTAACCAGGCCGCTGTTGGTGAAAACGGTATTGAGCTTAGGATCGACAATAAACCGGATGATGTCTTTGGCTTCGTGAGGGCCTCGGCGGTAGTGCTCGGACATGTGGGCTCCTGGGAGGAGCGGCCCCGTTAAGGACCGCCCCATTGGGTTAGGGTTTACTCGTAAACGAAATCAGCGACTGCCTTGGTGATGGTCTCATCCAAGTCATTTTCGTAGGAGTCGTGTTTGACCAAGATAACCACGTCCTGGTCCTTCATGTCGGTATACTGCGCTCCTTGGTGATTCAGATTCAAAAACGCCAGCAATCTCCCGAAGTCAATGTTCCTGTTCTTCCCTTCGACCAGTACCGTTTTTCCTTCGTCATCCACCTCCACATCCAGCCACATGTCGGTGTAGACAATCTGCCCAGACACCTCGGGATCATCAGAGACGATCTTAACGCCGGTCTTGAATTTACACCACTGGGTACCATCGTCCTTGTCACCTCCCTGGAAGCTCTTGTCATTCAAAGGAACCATTACTCCGGCGTACTTTCCAATAGGAACCACAGTACGCTCGGTGGCAATGGGGTTGTTAACGATATTGTGGATCATGTTTCCGATAGACATAGGGTACTACTCCTTATTAAGTTATAAACTACATTGATGACCACGTGGTCACCGGGGTTGGGAAGCGAGATTCAAACTGAGAGACTTGGCCAGGGTGGGCTGCCCCGACTCGGTGAAAATGGCGAAGATCTTGCCCGGTTCAAAGGACTTCGGGAGGGTGCCCAGTGCGTGGGTCTTGCCTTTGCCCGCATCACCATACAGCAGGATTTTCGCACCATCCAGGGGCATGAACTCGCTCCGGGCTTTCCATGCCTTGAATAGCGGCGTGAAGTCTGGGGGCAGCTCGTTGCTGGACTCCAAGAACTGGTGCTTGAGATCGGCTTGGGCGTCGATGGTGGACCAGAGGTACTTTTTCCCCTTCATGTGTGCCCAGATCACGTCATGAAACATGGTTGGGATTTGCGGGGAGTTCTTGTTCCCCAGGGCGGAGGGTTGGATCCGCACCCCCCCATGGACAGCATCAACAAGTTTGTCCGGGTGCCCGATCATGATGAAATGGCACTTCGCACCCTGGACCATCTCGGTGATGAGGACCATTTGATGCTCCATGGCATTGGCCCAGTTTGGGAGGGTTTTAGTGGCGATGTCCCCGGCCACCAAGTTCATGATGATCTTGCTCATGCCGGACAGGGAGTCTATGAAAAGGACCCGGTCGGTGCCCCAGGTGGCCACGTCCCCGAACGATTCGCCGCAACGCTCGCAGGTGAAGTTGTCGAAAGCTTCTCCGAATCGCTTCCCAATAGCGGCATAGGCTCGTTTGACGCCTGGACCGAAAGACTTACCTTCGGATTTCTTGCCCACGTCATCAGCCAAAGCCTTGGTACGGAGTTGGAACGTGGTGAATTCCCCGAGAGCGGGTGGGATGTAGATTTGATGAACGATACATTCCATGTTAAAACCTCCACTTAGTTGTTGCTTGGTTATCCGCGTATTCCTGGCGTTGTCTTTTAAGTAGATCCATGGACGCTTCTAACTGGCCTATGAGTACTCGGACATCAGTAGGAGTCAGCTTCCAAGATTCCGATACGAACCCCCGGACATCATGAAGCCGAGTCACCTCAAGGAAGACAAGGTCGCTCTTGTAACAGGTGGTTAAGCCGATCTGCTCCCATTCATGCGCCCCACACCCGGATAAGGAGAAGTCGCTCATCCTTTTATCTCCTCTGGGTCGCCTTTTTCTGGATCGAAATTATCAAGGTAATCCAGTGCGATATTTAACTGCTTGATAAGGGTTAACACCTCTTCCCGGGACATCTCCCAATCTTCCAACATCTCGCCTTGGAAGTAGTCATTATTCCGGGTGGTTTCGATCGAAATTTGATCGGAATAGGGGTATACCACCAATTTAATGCTGTCCCATTTATGGTACCCACATTCTTTCAGGGAATACTCTTTCATTTCCCAACTCCTTCCGGGCTATTCTTCTCAGTTCCTGTAATTGGATCCCACCACACTTGGCGATACCCGGCAGCAATCCACGCCGAAGGATCCTGCACTGTGCAAAGTTCCATAAACCGACAACTCCCGAAGCTACTGCAAGCCTTGCCCAGGTTCTTGGGCCAAACCCCTGCTTCAAAATAGGTCAGCATCTGGCGGACCTCCATACACCATGTGTCATACCACTCCTGGACTTGGTAATCCGGGCGGCGAAGGGTCAGTTCCTCCGTTCCAGTGGGCTTGGTTTTGTAGGGGGCCATTCCCCTAATCACTACGTTGCCCACGTTCATCCCCATTTTGCGGCAAACCCAGGCGTAACTTGAGAACTGGGATTCCATGGTCCATTGTTTGCTCCAAGAGGCCCCCAGGGATCCCGAGGTCTTCTCGTCCACCAGGGAGAGCATGGGTTTGTGGCCTTTGGGGATGACGGCCCCTGCGTGCTGGGCCAACCAATCCAGACGCCCCGCATAGAGCAGCGGCTGGCCGGTTCCTGGGTGAATAAGCCCCGGGTGGAGCGGAGTGCAAAAACTGAACTCCGATGAGGGCTTTCCGTTTTCGTCGATGAGCGGAACTAGGTAATCCTCACCTAGGGGCCAGCGTTCGGTGTTGTCGATGAGTAGGGCGCAGAGGCTGACGACGTTTTTGACGTGGGTCTCCTCGTAGAATTCTGTGTTGAACTTTTTTAGGGCAGCTTGGAGCCCCGCGATCAGCGCAGTGTCGGCGTCACCTCCGCCCGGGCCGTAAAAGGTTTGGCGCATCATGTCCATGCCCTCAGCCACCGCCCCGCCGAAGTTGAGATGTATGCTTATGCCGTAGGATTTGATGGACTTCAGGCCCAGGATGTTGTCATAAAAGCATTTCCGTGGACAAGAGATAAAGGTCTGGCGCAGTGAGTTGTTGAGGACGTGGGGGAACTCGACGGTAAGTCCCAGGGCGAGAAGCGGTTTATGGATGTTCAGCATTCATGATCTCCGCCGCCTGGTCCAGGATATTTTCGTCAACGGGGTGCATCTCGAAAGCCACGATTTCAAAATACCAGGGCAACGCGCTGTTACCGGGATCCGGCTTCACCGCCTTTACTTGGAAGGTTTTCGTGATATTCAACAACTCCGAAAACTCAGGGTGTATTCCTGTGTTATCCCGTATGCTTCTGAAAATACTGGTGAGGCGCATTTGAGCGGGGAACGCTTCCTCACGGGTTTTGTACTGGAATCGCATTGGGCCGTATTCGTCAACCCAACAACACATGTCGTACATCTCGCCAACCGGCACGATATCCATGTTCAGCCCAAGTTTCTTGGATTTACTCATTTCACCACTCCTTTCAACAAGGCCACTGGACTGAACGAACTCCTGGTCTCGCCGGGCTTGGGCTTCGCTTTCTTCTTGGCCTTAGATTTGGCCGAAACTGCCATGGCCAAGGGGCGATCAGTGCGCCCAGCGGCGATGAGTTCTCGCATCAGGGTGTCGGAAACGGGTTCGTCGAGCAGGACCAGGGATTCGACCTGCTTGGCGATGGCTTTGAATGCGGGGGAATGAGTAGTCATGCAAGCCACTCCCGTTCTGCGTTGCAGGTACAATCGATAGAGTCCAGCATAATCGCGTTCTGTTCGATACGTATGTCCTCAGACTCTACGTGATATTGTCTGTCCCGGTCATTGTGTCTGACATAGACGTAAACATCAGGGTCTCCGTCTCCCAATGATCCCAAATGCGCGATAAGTTCAGAGCGTTTCATCGTCATTGGCGTAGATCCCCTTTTTTGTAATTTTTAATATAATCGATCACAGCCGCTTCCAACACGTTGGACAGATGTCCATTAGTTACTCCGGTCTTAGTCCCGGCAACACGGCCTAACTGTAATTCAGTGATGATCCACGTTCTCATTATGTCCCATACTTTTGGATCAAGATGAACGTTGATTCGTTTTTTATCCCGGTCAGGCGTGAGAGTGGGGTTTGGCATTGGTCGGGGTTCCTTGTGTTTGGGGTTTATTATCGTCTTCTGGGTACTCGCGCCAGCCTATCAGCCCATGGTCGGGGTCCAGGGTCAGTCCCTTAATGTCCGCCCACATCACGTTGACCCAAACCTGCCCCCTTCCCTTGGGGCGCACTTGGTCTAAATAGGCCACTTTGACCCGTACCCGGTACCGCCAAAGTTTGCCGCCCGGGGTCTCGGCGATCCAGTTATCTAGGTCAGGGCGGGGCTTGGCCGCGACTTCGGAGAGGTAGGTGGTGAGTTGGTTGCGGGTCATCGGGTTGTGGGGCTTTCGACATATGCCGTCATTTGGGCCGCGACCTCAAGAGCCTCGTCCCGGGTTTCGCAATAAATGGTAGTGCTATGGTTACCTATCTGACAATAAATAGAAGCTGCGGTAATGCCGGGAACGGCTTTGGAGACTACGAAACCCAAGACGTAGGTCATGGATACCCGTTGGTCTCCGACTTGGACCCAACCATTGGTGATGTACTGCTTATGCTTTCTTGGGATCCTCGGATTAATCTCTCCAAGAGAAGTACAGTGCCGTTGCCGGAGCATCATAGCCCAGTTAGCCAAGTTCAGTGCACAGTCATTTAAGTCCGGCGGACCATGCAGGGCCAAAGCCAGTTCCATATGAGCCTGTGCGCGTCTGTAGCCCTCAAGTAGAGTGGGGTTATCCAACTCAGTCCAAGGTTGCTTGTGCAGATTTTTCAACATATTACCCAGGGCTGCCCGGGAGAAGTTGTCACATGCGTCTATTACCAACCGGGTGTGCTCTTTCACGTCCATTGTAAAGCTCCTTCATCTGTTGTTGGGTTGCCCCGGGGATGGTTCCAATATTGCGGCTCTTCCATGTTGGCGCATGGGGCCTTAGATCCGAATCCCAGGGCTTTTGATTACACCCTACTGGGACTCACTTTCGGCGAAACAATATGCGGGTGTCTGCTGGGAAAACATTTCCGGGCACATACACATGTCATGCATTCCGGATTGGCCCATATGGCGGCTCATTGTGCCCCGATTTCTGAACGAAACACTGTCCCTTTGGATTCCAATTTCCAGAGTTCCTGGCATGTCTTTCAGCACACGACCTAATCTCCGAGCCCATCTCAATTCTTCTTTAGTAGCGAATCTACCATCTACCATCGGTGTGCTCCCTTTGTCTGATGATTCAATGAGGGTCATTATACACACGTCGTGTCGTGTCGTCAAGTGTTAACGTGTCAGGTGTCGTCGATTTCCCTGGCCTTGGGTAGGATCACCCGGCCTTTGTGCTGATGCCCTGCCTTGTACCGCTTCAATCGTCGCAGAAGCGCAGAAGGCGGGATCCCAGCTAATTGGGCCAGCAACCGTTGGGTTGGGAGCGGACCATGGTCATCCAACCAGAGTAAAAGGGCGGTTTCTTCCCATTTGGCGAAACTCCGGGCGGTGGGAATGTAGGCTTCGGCTCCCAGGAAGTGTGCACCACAGGTGTGTAGGTCGCCTTGGGTCAAGTAGGGGTGAGCGCGTTGGAGCCCCTTCCTAATGGTCACGTTTTGGTGAACGGCCCACGCTTGGGAAAACGTGATAGGGTACCCGCTCCAATTTCCTACTAAAGACCGGAGTTTCTCCCACCCCAGAATCCGCAACAACGGGTCCAGGGTCTGGCGGTGCGCCGGGAAGTAAGTAGTAAGCGGATTGACTCTCCAATATACCAGCATTTTATTAAGATTAGCCTGCCCGTTTAGGTCCGATAACCCCAGCTCATGGCCCCACCAAGCAAGCGTACTCTTTCGTAGCAAGTAGGCGGTGTACTGGTCCTGGGTCATATGTTTATGTCGCTTGGCCTTTTTGTCGAAGGCGGCGATTTCGGTGTGGTAGGCGGCGAGTTGGCGCGGGGTTGTCATTCTGGCTCCTTGGGGTATTTCCCCCCATGTTTCATAAACACATCAGCTATGGAGGACAACTGTAGGGTGTAATAGCAGTTGATAGCCTCCCCTATAGCTATTTCTATATAACGTTGTAGGCCCCCTACGAATTCTACTTGATTTACCGTCTCTTGGCCCGGATTTGAAGTAAACCAACAACGATGGGTTACTGTTGGGTATTTCGGTTTGGATATCAGGACGGAGGCAACCCAGGACCCATTGATATCCTCGCGACGGATATCGAAAAGTAACTCATCAAAGGTCGAACCGACTTTACACAGTTTAAGTAATAGTTCGTAGTGTTCTTCTTTGTCTAGAATAGTGGGTTGGCGTGGAGTGGTCATGGGGTGTCCTCCTGCGCTTTCGCGATCACTCGGTGACGCCCCACCCACTCAATCTGATGATCACGCCCTTCCTGCGTTATTTCCCCTTGGCTTATGTAACCTCTGGCTGTTGTTACAGACTCGCAGTCAATACAGTAACCTAGATTGAAGGTGTATCTTGTAGTAAACAATACCCACGAATTACAGTAGGAGCACCACTCCATTCCACGTAATTCGGCAACCTCTTGAGGCTCCGGTATCTTTGACATGGGCTTACTCTCCTCAACTGTGTCTGTGGTCATAGGGCATCATGGGCCGGTTCGTGGCCCAAACATCGGCATGGGAAGTGGTATCGGCGCGGCATTTAGGGCACTCGGTGGTGCGCTCGGCGGGTTGGTCCGGGCGTCCGTATTCGTCGTAGGTGGCTCCATAATGCTGGGTTCGGGGATCTACCCATTGCACACAGAATGGGCACCATTCCGAGCCCATGTCCCGGTGCTGGTCGAGGGGCTGGCCTGGGAAATGATCATGGTCAAAGTTTGGCATCAGGGCTTCTCCAAACGCTGCTGCATGGCTTCACGCCAGGACCACTCTTCCAGCTTGGAAAACCAGGCCCAAGCAAACGTTTCTGGATCAGCCTTGGCAGCCTCTACGTGGTTGAAAAGGTATTCCGCCAAATCCAAAAGACGGGAGAGTTTGAAAATATTCCAAAATTTCTCTTTGGAGATTGTGGGATCTTGGGCCGCTGCAATCAATACGGGATCGGCCATGGCAGCTTCTAAGAGAAAGTACCACGCTTGAGGGATTATGATCTGTTTAGGCATCCTGGGATTCCTTGTGTGTTTTGATAGTTAGAACTACACCCCCCTCATCAATAGAGAAATAACCCTCATCGGGGAGGTACTTCAAGTTCCCATCCGCATCAGTGCAAGCCTCGAAAGCCCCAGCAATCTTATTGGATAGTTTTTGGAATACGCCGCCTTGGGCGTGGGCATTGTCGGGGCAGGTTATTTGGTATTTAAGGGTCACTTCTAGCATCACGCGCTCCCTTTCTTGGGGCCGGGGACTCGCTCCATGTAGAGGATACCTTCACTTGAGTCAGCACGAATAAGCCAACACTCTTCATCTGACTTAAACCCTTCTGGGACCTGGGCTAGTGTCCGTAGTTCTGGGTACGCCTGTTTGAAGTCTTTAACCATTTCACGGCACACCGCCTTGGACAGTTTTGGTATTCCGGTAAGCGGACCTGAGACCATATAAGACTGAGCGTACTCCCACGCTTTTTGCATACGGGTTTTGCTTACCATCAGATATTCCCCCCTTTCTGCG